CAACACTATGAGGATGATGGAAAAGGAATCCAGCTACGCCCTGCGTTGCGCCTTCAATTAAGTCTTTAGAGTTCATGTTAAACGCTCCTTGAGTGCTTCCGTTAGCCTTTGTATTCTCTGGTTATTATACAGCACCATACTCTCTGCGTAGTCTCGCGCTGTCTCTGCCAGCAACAAATCCCGTCTTGCCGTGTCTATCTCACGCGCCATCAATTCCTCGCAAGTCGCTGGTGTGTACAGTTGTCTAATCCATGCTAAAAATTTCATTTTATCTCCTGAGAATTGAGAGGCTGATAATGTGTATCAACAACTTGGGTCGGCTGCGTATATGCAACATGCGTTAATCCTCCGTAAGTCACCAGCCACGCCACCGGCTCCTGCAATGACTTCTCCGGCTTAAACTCCATCCGTTTTACTTCCAGCAAAGCACACTCATAGTGTTTCGGCCCACTGTCGTAGCATCCTTCGTAATGCGTTGTCATACATCCTCCCCGATTCTAAGTTTCACTTCTTCAGCCATCGCTGCCCACATTAGTATTTCCCGAATCTCAGCACCCTCCGCATTGTTTTGCTCAGGCCAGCAATTCAGCCCGCGTTTGAGACAATCAATAACTGCTTGAGTTAATTCAACTTTCATTTATTCTCCCTTACCAATTTGTTAAACATCTTTCGTGCAGCAGTAGCAGGATACGCAGAGGCCCGCGTAGCAGCTCGCGCAGCAGCGAACGCAGCCTCCCACTCGGCATCCCGCGCAGCAGCAGCCCAAGCAGCCTCACGAGCAGCAGACCCAGCAGAAACCCTTGCAGCGGCCAACGCAACAGCCCACTTAGAAGACCACTCAGCATAATTCGCGGCAGCCCTTGCAACAGACCCCGCAGCTTTGCGTATTGACTCATCTCCCGTCATCAAATAATCAAAAACAACATTATCTGCGCCGTTTGGGTACAAGTGGATAATAGATAGCGCTTGCATCCGAGCAAAGTATCGCAGCAGTTCCGTAACATCAGTCTGATAAACTGTGCGACGATAGTGAGAACAGCCTTTATCGTCCTGCTCTAAAAAGTCTCCCTTGATTTCAACGCGCCGAAGGTTGGCGCCCGGTGCGTCTTGCAGGGCGTCAAATGGGTCACGCGACCAGTGTAAGCCTGATTTGCACATTTCAAGTTTTCCTTCGTAATGCTCCCACTTTCCAACTTTAGGCAACGGCGAGCCATCACGCAGTTTGTCCGCAGTAAAATGCCATGCGTAGAATGTTTTCATTTTGCAGCCTTTTTTAATTTGATAAACACCTTGCGTTTGTAATCCCGTTGCCGCCGAATCAGTTCCAACCGCTGGCCGCAAACGCCCGTTGCCATAGCTTTATCCAAACGTCGTTGGAATATCCGCAGGTCATGCTCTATTTCCTGCAAATAAGTCATGCCGGTTTCAGCGCTAACTTCTTCTGCTGGAACCCAAAACGATATTTTTCTTGCACCACGCACTAGGTGTACTTGCGGCAGCAAAGCATTAAAAAAAGTCATCAATAAAACTCCTTCAAAATTGGCGCACGTTTTACATCCCGTAATTTTCTCAAAGCCTTCCCTTCGATAGCTCGTATTCTTTCTTTCGATAATCCGTGATGATTCCCAACTTCCTCAAGCGTTAAATCTTTCCCAAATCGTTCTTGTAAAATGTCTTTCTCTCGCGGCTTCAACGAACTCAAAACCTCATTCACTATTGCCGATGTCTCTGCCGCCAGCAGTGAGTCCTCTGGAGATGGCAGGTAGTCGTTTCTGCTCTTTTGCTCTAGCAAATGCTGCACGAGGTTTGCATCTATAGCCCGCTCACCGCTGTTTGTTTTGAGCTTGATAGTCAACTGCTGCTCTGTCCAAAGGTCAGTAGGTGCCGCACCTAGCACTTCCATAACCAACTTTGCATTCTGCGAAAACTCTCCGCTTTGCAGAATTGGCGCGTCTCGCATGGCGACGAGGTTGTTAATTCTGCCGATACCGATTTCGCAAGCCCGCTCGAACTCGGCAACCGAGGTGTAGCCTTGTGCTTCGATTGCCGACAAAAGCAGGTTGTTGCGTACTGAAACCTTTAGTCTAAATTCTTTCATTTCCGTCGGTTCCACTTTTCGATGGCGAGCTCGACCGACTGGGCGCCGTCCTGGTGCGGTCCGATCGTCAGGCATTCGGGGCAGCAAATCGCAATGATGCCGATTTCGATCTCGTCAACTTCAACGTCGTCATGCCCGCAGAATGGGCAGGGACTAATTACCGTCTTGCGCTCCTCTGCGCGGTTGGCCAGGTAATCCTCGCGCTCGGTATATTCGCGGTCAAGCTGGTTAAATGCGTTGCTGCTCATTTTTAGGCTCCTAGAATGCTATGTCGTCGTCAATGTCGGCAAATGTTTTAAGCTCTTTTTTAGGCTCGGTTTTTTGCTCTACTGGTTGCGATGCCTTTGCCAATTCCAAAACTTTCACTTGAAACGCAGAGTTGATGTAGGCGTGGTTCCAGTATTTGCCGGTAGCCGCATTCTTCGTGCTAGGCATGGATATAAACTCGCTTTTCTGCGACTGCTGAATCCTGCAACCCTTCAACTCCAGAAACGCATCTTTGCCTTCCGACGAATGCAGAAGAATGTTAAAGCTCTTGTCGTGCCAAACGATTGAAATGTGCATTATTTAACCTTTTTGAGTTGAGATAACATTTTGTCCACGGTGTCCAAAAAGGCGACAACCGCAGTTTCCAGTTCAAGAATACGCGCTGGATCGCGTTTAAAACGAACAACGAACAATTGTAAATGTTCCGGCAGGTCAGGGCGGAAACTAACAAAATCGCACCAGTCCCTGCCGGTGCAAGCCATCTGCCACATCATCTGATTTTTGTAGCCTGCTGGTACAACACCGGCTATTAAGTTTGCAAGGTGAGTAGCAGGTTTTGGACACTTGATCTCTACCAACCCGGAATTGCCCACCAGACCGTCAGGACTCGCGCCAGCGCGGTCTATCGTCGGGTGGATGCATAGCCCTACCTCGTCCACCGAAAACCCTGTTTCGGCCTCATACGCTGATCTAGCGAGGGGTTCGGTTTCGGTGCCAAACTGCATCGCCGCGTTTGTGTAATCCGACCCTTGGGGTTTGCCGGTCAAGATTTCCGCTACCAACTGTGCCTGGTAATCCCGAAATCCCGCCGTTTCCGGCTTCATCAGCACAGCAGAAATCATGCTGGCCGTAACCTTACCGGCGCGGGCAGACAGCCATTCCGGTGTTCCTTGCACTGCATCAATGATTTTCATACAGTCAGCTCGGCTTTGCGCTTGTTTTTACTGTTTGTAAGTGTTGCCATCGCCATCGAATCCTGCGCGATCTGAGCCGATTTGTAGGCGGTTTTGAATGCTGTTTGAAGGTCTTCAAGCGTTGCGGCGGCGTGAAATGCGCTGATGTGGTCTGTGCAATCCATCGTTAATTTGGGTTTTGCGGCGCTGGCGGCATTACCGTCGTCATCCTCCGGCGCCACACCTACAGCGGCAGACAAGCTGTAACGTCGAGCGTAGGTAAGTGCCGACCCGTATCCCTGCGCGTCAATCTTGCTGACAGGCAGGGACAGGATACCGCACGAAATCCACTCACCGGATGCGTGAAGCAACGTCGTTTCAACGCGCACTTCGTCTTTGTCGCTTGGCTCTAAGGTCTGGATGTAGCTCAGGCCGTTGGCGCTAAACGCGGCTCGGATGGCCTCGACGACGCTGGCAAGATCAGCGTAGCGGCTTTTGAAAAACGGATTTGCAGAGTCTTTAAGTGCGCCTTTCATCTGTCCTTGTGCTTTTGCTAGTGCTGCTGCCAGTCCTGCAATGCTTTCGCTTTTGTTCATTTTTGCCCCCATATTAGAATTGAAAAACATACGATTGCGCCGACGACGCAAGCGTAAAAACAGACTTCTGAGATGCTCATTCTTCCTCCGCGTATTCAGCGGCAAGTTCTGCCACGAAATCCGAGTCTTTAAAATGTGTTTGCAACAATTCTTTCACCGTTGCAAGTTCGTGTTCGACGCGATTTTCAAACTCAAATGATCGAGTATTGCTGAGAGCCGAGATATACATCTCAAGAAAATAGCTCGCATCTCGATGCTCATAAAGCCAATCATACAAATCAAACTTGCTTCGACCATTGGCAGGATACCTACCGTGGTCAATAACGCACTCAACCACATGCTCAAGCGCAAGCTCGTAGTGTCGCGCCGTGGCCTTGGCAGGTTGGCCAGGATAGCAACGCGGGCAATCTGTGGCGCCGCACATGCAGCGTTCGACGTTCATGCTTTCTCCCATTCGATTCGACCTTCAATCAAATCAACGGCCTCTGGATCGACCCAAGCGCACACTGCGCCGTAATCGCACCATTGCCAGCCATCAGGTTGTGCGTTCCAGCCGAGTGTTGCGAGGCCGTGCTCAATTGCATCTGATAATTGCATTTTCGTTCTCCGTTTTATAAGTCGGGTGCAAGTTTTACGCCGCTACAGCCAGCTCAACAACCGCTTGCACCGAGAACTGGGCGGTGAATTTTGACACCGCTATGTCGCGCTGGGCGGGTGTCAGACTCAATTGATCTTTGCTTGCGTTGCCCCACACTTCATCGCGTTGGGCATCAATTAAAAACCACTCAGA